CTGTGGGGTGCCGAGGCACCTACCTCTGGTGGCGCGTACCCGCAGTTCGACGGTCTTGACGTTATCTGCTCATCCTTCTCGAACGCTTCAACTGGTGGCCCTACAACGGGTGTCGGTGGCGGTACAATCGACAACTACGGTGGCGCCAACACGTCAGCCGGTTGGGGTTACCCCTCGTTTAACCCGTGGACTGACGGAATTGACCAGAACGCCATTGACATGGCCGGTGGCCAACTTGCGCTTGGCAGCCTTGACATGCTTATCGACCTGGTTGAGTCCAACGTTGCTGAGCCCGTTGAGAACTCCGAGTGGATGTTCCTCATGTCACCTGCCGCTAACAGCCGTCTGTCGCAGTTGCTCGTCAACCAGCAACGTTTCGTTGACCAGGTTGAGATTGCCGCTGGTCTGATTGTTCCTACCTACCGTGGCGTGCCCGTTGTCAAGACTTCGTTCTTGTCACCCCGCACCAACCAGATGGGTTCCGTCACTGCCGCCGCTGGCGGTACCGGTTCCTTGACCAACGGTACGGTCTACAACTACCAGATTGCTCCCGTTATCGCTCGCTTCGGTGAAATCCAGGCTTCAACAGCCACGCCTTTCACCGCCGTGACCACAACGGCCCAGTCAATCAAGTTGACGTTCTCGACCCCCACGGGTCCTGAAGGCTCACAGCCCACTCACTACAAGGTCTACCGTGACAACACTGTCACTGGTTCGGCTACTACGGTTACCTTGTTGGGTATCGTGGACGCCACGTTCCTTGACTCGTCGGGCAACATCTGGCCTGTTACGCAGATTGTCGACAGCGGTACAAAACTCACCATCAGCGACGCTGGCGTGCACACTGCCACTAACCAGCCTTCTGTCTACACGTACGGCAACACTGGCTTGAAGCCTCTCACCTCAAACGGTGAACAGAGCATCTACCTCATGTCGCGTGACCCCAACTACATCGTGCGCCCGTTTGTGCGTGAGATGCAGCCTGTCAACGTGTTCCCGACCACCGCTTCGCCCGACAGCCTGCCGTTTGCCTTCGTTGCGGACACCACGCTGGCCGTGCGCGCTCCTAAGTACATCGGTCGCCTCGCGAACGTTCGTGCTGCTCTGGACCAGAACGCCGGCAACGGTATTCCGTACAGCGGTTACACACAGTCGTTCAAGGTCGACTAGTACAGGTAGTCCCATTTTCAGTGGGGCGGGTAGGTTCCCTCGTTCCTCCCCTGCCCGCCCCGCTGGATTTACCACTAAAGGTTTATTATGGCTTTTGTTTCATCTGACGAACCCTGCGGCTGCGCAGGATACATGTGGGAATCTGGCGGTCCAGAAGGTGCCATCTTTGTTGATGACGCTACTGCATGGAAGATTATCAAAGACTTTCCTAACAAATTTTTTCTTGCCGTGGAGCCCGTAAAGGCCGCTCCAAAGGCACAAAAGGTCGAGGCCAAGGTCGAGGAAACTCCGGCCGAGGAAGAAGCACCCGTAGCCGTTGAGGCTGCACCCACCACTAAGCGTCGCTCAACTAAGGAGTAAGTAACATGGCAAATAACGGTTCACAGTACAGTGACCCCGTTTCACTTGCCACAGTTGCAGACCTCCAGAAGCGATACCCTGAATTGGTTGTCGACATTGAGGCTACAACCTTGGCCGACATTCTTGTTGAGGCTACGTCTCACCTAGAAGACCGCACGGGTCGTCGCTTAGCGCCCTTCACTAACCACATTTATCAGGACCGCCTTTTTGGCATTGACCCTGCTGAATATGGCAACAACGCAGACATGCCAATGGACATTTACGGTTCACTCGGTATGTCACAAGCCATTGCTCTTGGTGCATCTACATTGGTGCGCCACTTTTGGCTTGACCAGTTTGCTCCGGTTTACCCGGAACTTTGGACGTACTCAATTTCGTCCATCAACATCTATCGCACTTATGGCGACTTCCAACCCATTGACTTTAATAATGGTGGCATCCGCGGTCCGGATGTAACCGACGGTCACGTTTGGATTCGTCTAGGTACTTTCGCCCCCGAAGGTTCCCGCGTGCAAGTGATTTACAGCGGTGGATACACAGAAGGTATCCCCGCTTCGCTACGCCGTGCCTGCTTGTTCCAAGCGGCAAAGTTTATTATTCTTGAGTTTGAGCCACAAACGCGCCGCGAAATGAACCTGGACCAAATCGACCAACAGATTGACATGTTGATTGCTCCGTGGATTCGCGGATAACATGCCTAAAAAAAGCGTCGTAAAAATTGAAGGCATCGACC